GGCGGCGGAGAATTAGAGTTATAATACTGCAAATTTCATTATTAAGTATAGTTTTAAAAGATACAAAAACTAACTAAATATCTTAGGTTCAACGGAAAAAACCGAAAAAACTACTCATTTTACCGTATATTTCCTATATACGACCATAATCCCTATAAATACTTGTGTATGAAACCATCTTTTGCTACAATCCGTAGTATTAGATTGTTCGTTTCTATAACCCTGCCGCAATTGTAGTGGCTATGAAGAAAATATTATTAAGGAGACTTATAATGTCAAGAAGTACACTAGAACAAGTGCTAGAATTGTTAATCAACGAGGAAACTGCTAAAGCCGAGTCGCTTTTACATGACTTTGTTGTTGAACAAGCACGACAAATCCATGAGGATTCTCTTAACGAAAGCGACAGCGTTGTAGAAGAAGAACTTGATGAGATTGATGAAACAGAAGAAGTCGAATCTTTAGAAGATGATGTACAAGAAGATTCTGACGAAATTGAAAAAGAAGAAATCTTTGATGACGAAGATGACGTTTCTGACGAAGAGGCTATTGATGACTTAGAAATGAGTGATGAAGAAGCACCTGCCGAAGAAATTGAAGATAGAGTTGAAGATTTAGAATCAGCATTATCTGACCTAGAAGCAGAATTTGAAAAAATTATGTCTGGCGAAGAAGACAATGCATCAGATGAAGATGAAGAAGTTGCTGGCGACCTAGAAGGTGAAATCGATTTAGATATCGAAGAGCCAGAAATGGAAGAAGCAGTTGAAGAAGTAATTGAAAAAGCAGAAGCAACTGAAGAAGAAGTAACTGAAGATAAATCATCTGACAAAGATTCAACTGAAGATTTAGAAGAAGAAGATAAAGTCGAAGAAGACGAAGAAAAATTGGAAGAATATACTATTCCTGTTTCTGCTAAAGAAGGCGCTGATGGCGATAAAGATTCTCCAGTAGCGAAAGACGGTGGTGCTGACGAAAGTGACGCAAAACCAGTTGGACAAAATGATGGTAACACAGCAGGCGGTTCAGCAAAAGCAGAAGACATGAAAACAGGCAATGTAAACACAGTTGGTAATAAAAAAGCACCAGCACCGAGCAAAGCCTAAGTAAATATTCTATTTGGAGAAATCAATGACCATTCTTATTGAAAGATTATCACATAATCAAGCAAATGTACAATCACGTATCGTTGAAAGCGATGATGGTAGTAAGAGTATGTTCATGGAAGGCATTTTCGTCCAAGGTGACGTTAAGAATGCTAATGAACGAGTATACCCGGTGAGCGAAATCAAAAGAGCAGTGGAATCAGTCCAAGCGAAAATCAAGGAAGGATTTCCAGTTCTAGGCGAGTGCGACCACCCACCTGAATTGACAGTAAACGTTGACCGTGTTTCACATATAATTGAAAACATGTGGATGGATGGTCCGAATGGCTTTGGTAAACTCAAAATTGTTCCTACACCAATGGGTAACATTATCAGAACACTAATCGAATCAGGTGCCACTTTAGGTGTCTCATCTCGTGGTTCTGGTGAAGTTGACCATGCTGGTAAAGTGAGTAATTATGAGATTATTACAGTCGATATTGTGGCACAGCCAAGTGCCCCGGAAGCATATCCAAAAGCAATATACGAAGGATTAATGAACATGCAAGGTGGCTATGATACATGGAAACTTGCACAAAATGTTCAAAACGACAAATACGCACAAAAATATTTGTCAAAAGAAATAGTTAAGTTCATTAGAGAACTTAAACTTTAATAAAGAAGGAGAAGTAACAATGGCAAAAAATGAAATCCTTGCTGGGCTACTTGAGTCAGATGTTTTAAGTGAAGAAGTTTCACAACAAATATCAGAGGCTTGGGAAGCACAAATAAATGAAGCAAGAGAGGAGATAACAGCCGAGTTGCGTGAGGAGTTCGCACAGAAGTTTGAACATGACAAATCAGTTATTGTAGAAGCAATGGACAACATGCTTAATACTGCAATCAAAACTGAAATGGAAGAGTTTAAAACGGACCGTGAACAACTAATCGCAGAACGTGTTGCATATAAGAAAGCAATTTCTGAACATGCAAAACTTCTTGAAAGATTCATTACTTCTCAACTAGCAAAAGAAGTTAAGGAACTGAGAGCCGACCGTGCAAAAGTTAACGAACATTTAGATAGAACTAAAGAGTTTGTTGTTAAACAACTTTCACGTGAACTAGCAGAATTCCATAACGACAAACGTGATTTAGTGGAAACTAAAGTACGTATGGTAACTGAAGGTAAAGAAATTCTTACTAAAACTAAGGATTCATTTATCAAACGTTCAGCAGAATTGGTTGAAAAGACAATCAATAAGGCTTTACGTTCTGAATTGGGTGTTCTTAAAGACGACATTCAATCGGCTAAAGAAAACGAGTTTGGCCGTAAAATTTTTGAAACATTCGCAGGCGAATTCATGACTTCACAATTGAGTGAAGGAACTGAAGTTGCTAAGATTACTAAGAAATTAGAAGATTCGGCTACTAAGATTGCGAAGTTGGAAGAAACTATTACTGCAAAAGAAGAAGCCATTACAAGCGCCGAAACTGCACAGAAAGTACTAGAAGACAGAATGGACCGTAAAGAGGTCATGGAAGGTCTTTTATCACCTCTAGGCAAAGAAAAGCGTACGGTTATGGTTGATTTACTTGAAACAGTAAAAACAACTAATTTAAAGACTGCATTTAAGAAATATTTACCTGCAGTTTTGAATGAGGGCGTCTCTAAAGAGACAAAACAATCGTTAAATGAAGGCAAAGTAACAGAACACACTGGCGACAGAGGTGAAGAACAGATGGTTAGTTCAACACCGGAATCACAGGGTAGCGATGCCAATAACATAATCCAGTTAAAGAAATTGGCTGGACTTAAATAAACCAAAACAAGGAGAGAAAGATGGAAAATCTTTTCGAAGGAAAAAATTGGGACACTACTCGTGAAACACTTCTAGACGGTTTAGAAGGTAACAAGCGTGACGTAATGTCATCAGTTTTAGAAAACACAAAACAAGCACTTACAGAAAGTGCTACAGCAGGTGCATCACAGGCTGGTAATATTGCTACATTGAATAAAGTTATTTTACCAATCATTAGACGTGTTATGCCTACTGTTATTGCAAACGAAATCATTGGTGTTCAACCGATGACTGGTCCAGTTGGACAAATTCACACATTGCGTGTACGTTATGCTGAAACTGTCGGTTCAACAACTGCAGGTTCAGAAGCACTATCACCTTTTGATATTGCTAGTAACTACTCAGGCGACGGCACAACAGCACCATCGGCTACAGCGTCAATGGAAGGCGATGCTGGTAACAAAATGTCAATTCAAGTTCTTAAGCAAACAGTTGAAGCGAAAACTCGCAAACTATCTGCTCGTTGGACTTTTGAAGCGGCACAAGATGCCAATGCAATGCACGGTCTAGACGTTGAAGCAGAAATTATGGCGGCTCTAGCAATGGAAATTACTGCTGAAATCGACCAAGAAATTCTAGGTTCATTGAAAGCACTTGCAACAGCAGGTACTGGATATAACCAGGGTGGCGTTTCAGGTAATGCAACATTTGTTGGTGACGAACATGCGGCACTTGCAACATTGATGAACATGGAAGCAAACCTAATTGCTCAACGCACTCGTAGAGGCGCGGCAAACTGGGCAGTTGTATCACCTACAGCACTAACTGTGCTACAGTCTGCAACTACATCAGCATTTGCACGTACTACTGAAGGTACTTTTGAAGCACCTACAAACACTAAGTTTGTTGGAACTTTGAATGGTTCTATGCGTATCTATGTAAATTCATACGCGGCAGACGATACTGTTCTTTTAGGCTATAAAGGTCAAGGCGAAATTGACGCGGCAGCGTTCTATTGCCCATACGTTCCACTAATGTCTTCAGGCGTTGTGGTAGACCCAAGTTCTTTTGAACCAGTAGTTTCATTCATGACTCGTTACGGGTATGTTGAATTGAACAACACTGCATCATCACTTGGTAATGCGGCTGACTACGTTTCAAAAATTGCAATAAGCAACCTTTCATTCCTATAATATTTTATTATATTATATACTGAATATAAAAACCCACCTATACGGTGGGTTTTTTATTGTCTGATTTTAAAGATAATGATAAATACTATTAATATAACTTATTAGTATTTTCGGGACAATATAATGGCAGAACAGATTAAATTTGGTGATAAATTATTTCTCAAAGGCGACACATTAATTTTAGACAATGGGCCAACAAGTGATGCCGTAATAAAATCTAAAAGCGGAACAATCAAGATTGATGGAAATCTTACTGTTTCTGGCACAACAACTACAGTAGAATCCGAAACTGTTACAATAGCAGACAATATATTACTGGTTAATTCAAATGTAACTGGTACTCCAACAGAGAATGGTGGTA